CGATTCTGATTCAACTGGCATTTTCCGCAAGTTTTATGATCAAGCTTATCAATATATCAAACCTGCTTCTATTCCTGAACTAGTTATGATTATTAGTAAGTATCAATATCAAGATGCTTTCGTAGCTGATAAGGAAATCAATTTAACAGCTTTTCTCACTGAAACTATGATGAATATAGAATTTCAATGAACCCTTTTGATTTCGTAACTAATATCAATGGTGCCAAGAAAGATCTGATTCGGGATTCTGATAGTCCAGAACTTATGGAGAAAACATATAACTCCTTTCTAGTTAATAGGGCATTATCCTATTTTATAGACACAATCATGTATGCTAATGAGATAAACCAAGCAAAACACATCGATTCTTTGCTTCAAAATGATTATTACCTAAATAGTATACGATCTGGTAAAAGATTTTCTAAGTGGGCCAAGCCTGTTGAGAACTCTGATATTGAGAGTATACAAGAATATTATAAAGTAAGTTACATGAAGGCTTTGGATATTAGTAAGATTTTATCCAAAGAACAGATTGACCTTATAAAAACAAAAATAATAAAAGGTGGTAATCATGTTCAACATCAGTCAGCTAGTGGAAGTGAGACTAAAGAACGCTGAAGATTTTTTGAAAGTAAGAGAGACTCTTTCTAGAATTGGTTTAGCTTCTAAAAAAGATAACACTCTATATCAATCTTGCCACATTTTGCATAAGCAAGGCAAATACTATATTGTTCATTTTAAAGAATTGTTTCTTTTAGATGGTAAAGATTCTACCATTTCAGAAGGTGATGTGGCTCGTAAAAATCGTATCATTCATTTATTAGATGAATGGGAATTAATTGAAGTAGCTGACTATAAGATGATTGAAGAACCAATCTCACCCCTTAGCCAGATTAAGATTATTCCATTTAAAGAAAAAGATAAGTGGAATCTTATAACTAAGTATACGATTGGTGCAAAATACTAAAATGCTTTCCTTTGATGAATTTATAACAGAATCATCCACACTTCATGTATTTGATGTGGATGATACTCTTGTACATTCTAATGCTAAAGTGCATGTAAAGAATTCTGAGGGCAAGACGGTTCAAAAATTATCTACATCTGAATATAATCATCATAAGCTTCCAGCTGGCCATCATTATGATTATCAGGAATTTAGAAGCGCTGATGTTTTTAAAAAATCCCATCCTATAAAAAGAATGATTCGTACTATCAATGCCACACAAGGTACTACATCTAAGAATCCACATAATAAAGTTATTATCAATACAGCCAGAGCTGACTTTGATAATAAGGATAAATTTTTAAATACATTAAGTCACCATGGTATTAAACACATGGACAAGATTCATGTTCATCGTGCTGGTAATATATCAGGTAATGAAAAACCTGCTAATAAGAAGTTGGTCTTTATTAGGCAGCATTTAGCTAAACATCCATATTCTCATGTAAGAATGTATGACGATAGCCATGAGAATTTGAAGGCCTTTTTAGGCTTAAAATCCGAGTATCCTAAGACCAAATTTCATGCTTATCACGTCAATTCTGACGGAAAAATGAGCAAATTTACTGGGTAAAAAAACTAAGCCATTGAAATCATTGGCTTTTTTTTATTTAAATACCGGTTGCTTTTATTTTCAAAATACCGTATATTAATAATATGAGCAATGGAGATAAAGAAATGCGTAAATTGATTCTTGGTATTGCTATGGCTGCGACCGTATTGGCTTCTTCGGCTAAGGCTGATGAATGGAATCGGGGTGGATTTAATCCGAATAACGGCTATGGTCACCATGGTTACGGCCATCGTGAATGGCGTGGTAATGGTGGTGGCGATGCAGGCATTGCTCTCTTTGGTGGTCTTGTTGGTGGTATGATTCTCGGCAACATGATGAATCAGAATCAAGGTTATTATCAGCCACAGTATCAACCAGTATGTCAGCGAGTATTTGCTGGTTCGGTCTGGAACGGATGGCAGTGGGTTCCACGCTATCAATTGATCTGTCAATAATTTAAAAAAACCGTTGATAAAATAAAAAGACTGTCGTATTATAATTAAGTAAGTGCAATTCGAAATGGAGAAGTGAAATGGCACATGAAGTAGAGACGATGGCTTATGCCGGTGAAGTTCCTTGGCATGGTCTTGGTGTAGAAGTACATAATGATCTGACCCCTGTTCAGATGTTGGAAAAAGCAGGACTCGATTGGACCGTTGATAAGTATCCTACATTTTGTGAGATTGATGGGCAGAAGGTCATTACAGAAGATCAGGCTCTAGTTCGTTCTTCTGATAAGAAAGTCCTTTCAGTGGTTTCAGGTGATTGGAAGCCAGTGCAGAATCATGAAGCCTTTGAGTTCTTTAATGAGTTTGTAATGGAAGGCGATATGGAGATGCATACTGCTGGATCTCTTCGTGAAGGAAAGAATGTTTGGGCTTTGGCTAAGGTCAAGGATTCATTTGAAATTCTTGGAGGAGATAAAGTTGAGTCTTATCTTTTGTTCTCTAATCCTCATGAGTATGGTAAGTGTATTGATATTCGTTTTACTCCGATTCGCGTCGTTTGTAATAACACTCTTACTCTATCTCTTGCTGGTAAAAATGATCTTATGGTTCGTCTTAACCATCGTCATGCATTTAACGCTGATATGGTTAAGTCTACACTAGGTATTGCTCATAAGAAGATGGGTGTCTATAAGGATATGGCAGAGTATCTTTCTTCAAAGAACTTTACCGTAGACTCTCTTCATAGCTATCTGAAGGATGTATTCCCTTCATTGACTAAGAAGGATAATACGGTTATGTCACGTCCTGCAGAACAGGCTTTGGCTGTTCTTGAGACTCAACCTGGAGCAGAGTTTGGTGCTGGTACGTTCTGGGCAGCATTTAATGCTGTAACCTTTACTACAGATCATCTTCTTGGACATTCTAATGCTACTCGTTTGCAGTCAGCTTGGTATGGCTCTAATCGCCAGCGTAAGGTAGTTGCTCTTGAGAAGGCTGTTGCCTATGCGGATGCTGCGTAAGCAGCATCCTTTTCATCGGAGTGTAAGATGACTAAGATCGTATATAATGCATGCTATGGTGGCTTCAGTGTATCCCGTAATATCTACGATCGTTACTGGGAATTGAAAGGTACACCTCCCACAGAAGATTATAACTGCTATGGCTTTGAAGATCGTCGTGATGATCCTCTTTTCGCCCAAGCTGTAGAAGAACTTGGTGTACAAGCTAATGGGGGTTTCTCTAACCTACAAATTCGCGAGCTAGCTCCTGGTACAAAGTATCGTATCGATGAGTATGATGGTTTGGAAGAAGTAATTACAATTGATGAGTATAAGTGGAGTGTTGCGTGATGAACGATAAATTTATAAAACTAGCACTTGATGCTGGGTTGTTGAACTATATAGACCATGAAACACCTAGACACTACTTCATTAATGGCCATGCCGAACAAGAAGATGTTGAGAAGTTTGCTGAGTTGATTGTAACCGAATGTTTAGAAATTGTCAATCGTAAAGAATATTCATACCACGAAGCAGATCCATTGTGGGAAACTGCTCAATTGATTAAAAAACATTTTGGAATAGAGTGATGCACATTGACGGCTTTGTGGTTGTTCCTCCACTCAGTCCTTGGGATGAAAAGGACAGAGAAACAATTATACCACGCATGTCTTATAAAACTTTTGCTTTAACTGCAACGGAGGCGTGGGCTAGACATGCTCAGATTCAACCGCGCGAAGATGATTTCTCTAGTAAGGTGCAAGCTTGGCATGATCATGGTTATCGTCTAAGGAATGCAACGTTGATTATTAAAGATACCGCTAATGATGATGGAGAAGTTTGATGGATGAAGAAGTAAAGCAGCTATGTGATGAGCTATTCAAAGAATGGTCAAAGAGTGATCCTATTAGTGGTATTCACATGTATTTGTACACACTTGCAGGAAGAACTGAGACAAAGTTATGTTCTCTTGCCAATGAACTTAGTAAGGTAAAGCGTGAGCTGGATATCCTGAAAATACAAGCAGATACTTGGAAGCAGTCTTATCTTGAACAGGTAAAAGAAAATGTCAAGATGCAGGCTAGGATGTTGGCAGATGAACAAGCGTAAGTTAGTAACTGATCGTCGTCCTGGATGGCAAGGACCTTATGGTGCTGTTGATATGAACGAAGTAGAAAAACGTTCAGAAGTAGAATGCTATATGTGTAAGACTGATTGGGAATTTGAGTTAGGCAATCATTCTAATTTTGTTGAAATGTATGCTTCTGTAGAGGATCTTAAAAGAGATCGCTCTTGTTGGGACGAGTGTGGTGTTGTTAAAGTTAAAGTCTCTTTAGTAGAAGAAGTTATACCAGAAAATTTTGGAGTTTAATGATGGATGAAGATAAGATAACCGAAATAGCTCTTCAAGTAGGTCTATTGAATTATATTGATAATGAAACACCTCTCGGATACTTTATAGATGGTAATGCAGACTTTGATACAGTAGTTGTGTTTGCTAGACGTATTATGCAACAAACTATTAGTGAGACTACTGATTATTTAAAGGCAGAACTTACTAAGGCAATACGTAAATGAGCAGTGATAAGTTGAACGATGCGATTGAGTCCTGGATTGATTCTCTGCCTGAAGTCGAACAGCAATTGATTAATGCCAAACGCCGTGCCAAGCTTCTTGAAGAAGGTCCAGGTGGCATTATGGAAATGAAGCAGACGATTGCCAATAAAGAAGCTGAGATTGAAGAATTAAAAAGACTTAATGTCAACGCCAATAAATTTGATGAGACTATTGCTGCTAGCGTTTTAAATAAATTTTATTATGAAGATCAAATTGAGAAGTTGGAACTTAAAATTGATCAGTTGCAAAAATATAAAGTCTTTGCTATAATGATAGCAAATGAGCCATGGGAACTCAGTTATGAAAAGATTGAGTGGCAACGCAATTGGTGGTCAAAATTGGCTCGTGAGTTAGTAGAAAAATTGGAGAGTGATGATGAGCAAAACGGCTCGTGATTATGCATTAGAGCAGATTGGGAAGTATGAACAGTCTTCTATTCTCAATCCTCAGAATAGTCCAGGTGGCCTTGTTACTGCTTCACAGTATGAAAATT